AACACAACCCTTGTAAACGATGGCGGAAGCAACCGCACAATAAAACCGATTGGGTTCGATGTGGCGAAGGCGGGCGCAGCTCTTGCTTTGGCAAAGGCTAACCTAGCTGGAGTTTCCCCGACAATTTCATCCACCGTGACGGACACCTCCGAGCGGGACGCATACCTTGAGAGCCTGAAAGCGCAGCTGGATGCGCAGACCGCTGCCTATGACCAGTTGATTGCCTACAACCAGCAGATGTATGAGGCCCAGCAGAAACAGGCGGCCCAGCAGCGAGAGGACAATGCACGCAGGGCGTACATTGCCAAAGAGATGGCGCTAAAGAACCTCCCCGGGCAGCTGGCCCGTGAGGGTATCAATGGCGGCCTTGCGGAAAGCTCCTATGTCCGGCTGAACAACCGCTATAACAGCAGCCTTGCCGATGCGGATAACGCCTATTCCGATGCGGTGAATCAGGCATACCTTGACATGATTCAGGCGAACCGGGAGCCGCAGATCGGGAAGATGAACGCACAGGCAAGCTATTCCGCCGGGCTGGCAAAGGCCCCGAAGGCAAAGACAAAAACCACCAAAAAGGACAACCCAAATTACATTGCCGCCTTGCAGGACTCCTACAACATGTTGCGCCGGGCCGGTTATTCTGCTTCAATGGCGGCAAGACTTCTCGGACTTGAATGACAGGAGGAAAAATGGATAGAAAAACGCTGGAACAAAACTATCAAAAATCTTTCGGTGCATCGCCTGCCGCGGAGCTTGAGCAGAACTACCAGCGGAGCGGCATTGACTCTCTTGTTCAATCTGTGAAGAAAGCTACCCAATATAATCCCTCTGCCCCCAGCACGCAGCCTACACAGGCTGCGCCTGCTGGGGCTTCTTCTAGTAAACAAAGCGATGTCATGAAGGAGCAGCTGGATGCGATTAAGAAACAGAGGGACGACGCGGCAATTAAGGCCGGGGCTTATATGCGAGCTGGGAATATGCCGCAGCAGGCCAAGGAGCAGCAGAAGATTGCCAACAAGGCTGCCATTGAGTACGAGAACGCCTATACCCAGTGGAAGAACCAGCGAAATGCGGAAGCGGTAGAGGACTACAACCCGGACGAGAATAAATTCAAGGCAGGCGATGCTGTCCTTTCTGGCGTGCAGAATTCATTCCAAAGCATGAGGCAGTATGCCGCTGCAGCATCTTCGTATCTTTCCGGTAATCCGGAAGCGCAGGCATGGGAAGCCAAGCGGCTGATGGAAAGCGGCGTAAGCGGTACCGAAGCCGTAAAGCGGGCCGGGCTTGCCGATAAGAGAGAAATCCCCATCACAGACTATAAGACGCAGGCAGAACTGCGCCACGAAAAGAATGTAGCCAGCGTTGGTGCTGTTGAGGGCGGAGCGCTGCAGCTGCTCAATACGATCTCGAACTTGGTTCCGTCCCTTGTTGCAAACGCGGTCCTCCCCGGCTCCGGTTTGCCCGTGATGGCTGCATCCGCCGCGGGCAATAAATATGCAGATGCCTATGAGAAGTACGGGAATACGGATACAGCATTCGTACTCGGCTCCGCTGCCGGTGGCGCTTCCATGCTTACCGAACAGTTTGGCGGTTTGTATGGCTCGCTGGGCAAGTCTGCCGCCGGGCAGGCCGTGGCCAAAAAACTGATGGCGGAAGCCCCCGGCCTGTATAACCTCGCCAATTCCGTGGGTGGCAAGTGGCTGCGGGACGCTCTCTCCGAAGGCATTGAGGAGGGCGCAGAGGATGTTATCAACTACGCCATTGAAAAGGCCCTCACCGGCGACAGTGACGAGATGGACAACTTCGGCTATGATATCCTGCTTGGTGCTCTTGCAGGCGGTGTATATGGCGGCGGCAACGCTGCGATGCGTTCCGTCACCTATAGCCGTGTAGGCAAGGCACTGAATGCTTCCCCTGCTGCCGTAGCGCAGCAGGTGCAGGAGGGCATGGAGAAAGGCGCAGGCACCGCACCTGCCATTTATGCGGCGGAGGTGCAAAAGAACCCCAGCAACCAAATGGTGGGCAGACTGTATGAAGCAAACCTCACCTATGATGCCGAGAGCGGCCTTTCCAAAATCCAGAACGATATTACCCAGGTCTCCATCAATGAGATTAAGGCGATGGCCTCCAAAGCGGATGCGCTGGCGCAGGCGGCCCAAAAACTGAATGTGGAAGCTACTCCGCAAGCCGTAGCAACAGCTATTACCGATGCCCAGCGCACACAATCCATTAAAACAGCCGAGGACAGCGTAGGGCAGGCTTTTGCGCCCACAGTTGATAATCCTGCCAACGCAGGAGAGAAAGCCTACAACAGCGCCCTTGCCGGTGTAGCAGCTAACCAAGGCGTAGCTGCTCGCATCAATAACGACCCTGCCGCAAGACAGGCATTCTCCCAGTTGACCGGCGTACAGTTCAGCGGAAACACAGCACAGGATATTGCCGCTATCGAAGTGGCTACGCAGAACATTGCGAAGTCCGGTAAACAGGCGATCTCCCAGGCGGAATATGCCCAGCGTGTCGCTGCTGCAGGAGAACAGGCTGCTGCCCAGTTCGATGCCGATATGCAGGCGCAGGCGGAGCAGATGCAGCGGGAATCCGAAGAAAGATGGCTTTCCGTTGAGCAAAACACCATTACCGATGTAGACGGCAAGCGCCGTATCAAGGAGATCACCAATACCGATGTGCGCGGCAATACCGAGATCGGCTATAAGAAAGCTGAAATTCCCGGCAGTAAAAAGAAAACTGTTGCCGAGGTGAACAATGCAGCGAAATACCTTGGCAAGACTATCGTGTGGTTCGAGGGTGCGGTGCAGGTCAATGGGCAGTACCGACTGACCAATGGCTATCGCGCACCGGATGGCACCATTTATGTCAACATCAATTCCCGCGATCCGCTGATGGTTACTTTTGGGCATGAGATGTTTCACGACCTTGTAGCTGATAGCAAGTATTCCGGGATGATTGATACGCTGGTAGAGAACCCCGACTATGCCGATATGGTAAAGGGCATGATGGATGCCAAAACTGAACTGTACGAGCGCAATGGAATTGAGCTTGACCAGAATGCAGCTGCGGAGGAAGTCGCTGCCGATATTAGCGGTGATCTTTTGGGCAGCCGGGATATGCTGGAGTACATCGGTGCAAGAAATACGGAAGCCGCCACCGGCATTAAAGGTTTCTTGAACCGTATCCTCAAAAAGCTAAAAGGAAAGCCCTCTGCACAGGAAGCCTACAACAGGCTGTCCGAATCGCAGCGGGCTTTGATTGACGGTATGGAAGCAAGGAGCGATGCGGAAGAAGCGGGAAAGATATCTTACTCGGTTATGGATGCGGCTGTAAAAGGCAATAATCGCCCGTTCGCAGAACAGTTTGCAGATTACAAGGCTGGGAAGATGCGCCCGACGGATTTGTTCTACCTGAACAATACATCGGAATATTTGCAAGCTGCTGGTCTTGCGAATGAGCCAATTGTGATGGCACAGTCTGTTGTAACGAAGGCCCAGAGAAAGGCGACCGTTGATATTCACGGTCACGAGCTTTCTGACGATGTCATTCTCAAACTTCCGGAAATGATAGAAAAGCCCGTTCTTCTCTTGAAGTCTGACACGGTTCCCAACTCCTCTGTTGTGGTTACAGCTGTTTCCGATAGCAGTGGGAACCCTGTTGTTGTCGCTTTGCATTTAAGCAGAAATAACGGATTTGATGTGGTCACAAGAATTGCCAGCCTTTATGGGAAGGAGAACAGTCGCAATTTTATTGCAGACCAGTTGATTCGTGGGAATCTCATAGGGTATAGCAAAAAAGAAGCCAACCGACTGCTTCATCGAGATGGGCTCCAATTGCCCAGACGGAACACAGCGGTTGACTTCGACATCATTAGTGTAGCACAAGACACTGATGCTGTCAATAACTATTCTATGCAGAATAGCGCAGAAGATGCAAACGGGAAACATTCCCTTATGGATATCCCGGCAATGGACAGTACCGGCAGGGAGCTTTCTGCCGAGCAGCGGGAGTATTTCTTCGGCTCCAAAGTCGTTGACGCAGAGGGCAGGTTGAAACCTGTATATCATGGAAGCCCGGCGGTGTTTACCGAGTTTTCACCCGATTTCATGTCCCAGCATGGCAGTTCCGAGGGGCAAGGCTTCTATTTCACTGACTACAAGCCGATGGCAGAGGGCTACCAAAAGGATGGCGGACAACTCCTTGAGGGGTATCTTGATATCAAAAAGCCATTGAGCGATAGCGAGATTACGCTGACAAGGGCAGAAGTAAAAAAACTTTTGCAGGCTGTTGACCCGACCGGTGATGAAGTGCTTGTGAATTACGATCCTGCTGGCGGTATTGGGTACCCTTCAAAAACATGGTATAACCGGGCGATGGATGCTACCGTAAAGGCGGCTATGGAATATAGCGATAGTGATAGCGAAATCCTTGCAGAGATCGCGAACGGTGGAGCAGGCACCGGCGCTGTTCTTAAGGCAGCACGCAATACGCTTGGTTATGACGGATACATTGTAGAGGGCAAATATGATAATGCCACCGTGTATGTGGCGTTTGACAGTAGTCAATTTAAGAACATTGACAATACCGCTCCAACCGAAAGCAAGGATATCCGCTACTCCCTCATGGAAGATGCCCAGTACATGGCCGACATCGACAGGGTTGTTTCCGAAGCAACCGAGAAAGCAAACGATGAGCTGAAGGCTGCACAAGCTGAGGTGAAGGACATCCGTCAGCAGCTTGCTGACTATCGCCAGCAGGCAACTGCGGAAGCGAAGATGAATGACCGCTGGCGTGATGCAGAGACGAAACTTCTCACCGAAATAGCAGCGGCTAAAGAGCGAGAGAAGGCAGCAAAGGCCCGTGCAGAATTCATGGCGAAATATGACGCACTTTCCAAGCAATACCGTGCTGACCTCCGTGCGAACAATCGGCAGGTGCGGGACAAGTACAACGAAAAGCTGTCCGAAGCCAAGGACGAATTCAACCGGCGGAGGACGCAGGACCGCATTGACCGAGTGGTGCGGGAGGATCGGGCAAAGAGCAAAGCCAGATTGAGGACGGCGGAACAGAAATCCACCACTACGGAAGATGTTGCCAAGGTTCTGACCGAAATGCCGAAGAAGGACAAGGAAACCTTTAAGGCGAAAGCCGCCAAAGACTGGCGCACCTTTAAGCGCCAGTGGATCAACACTAAGGATGAGCTGGAGCGATTCGGGAACGAAGTCGGCGACAGCAGAATCATGTATGCAGCGAACAATGTCGGGCAGGCATCTGCGGCGGCGCAGTATTCCATTGGCGGCGCCGGGCAGTATGACCTTAACGGCAAGAAGATCGGCGATAAGAACCTCATGCAGGTATTTGAACCGGCGAAAAAGGCTGGCTTGACCGATGAGTTTTACACCTACCTGTTGCATGAGCACAATGTAGACCGCATGAGTGTACGCGAAAACGCGCAGCGGCAGCTTGCAGAACTTCGTGCGAAACTGAACAGGGAAGTCAACGGCTTTGCGGAAATGACAGATGAGAACATCGCCACAGCCGCAGGCAAGGATACTACCCTTACAAAAGCCTACACCGAGGCACAGATTGCCGCCGCCAAGCAATATAAGCAGTTCCAGGCGTGGGCAGAAAAGCAGTTTGACAAGCCTGTATTCGGCAGCAGCGTGACTGCAGACGATAGCCGTGCCGCCGCAGCTGACCTGCTGGATGCACACCCTGAATTTGAGAAGTGGGCAAAGGATGTATATGCCTACCTTGACGGACTGATGGAGGTGCGAAAGCAGGGCGGACTCGTGAGCGCTGATATGGCACAGTACATGAAGGAACTGTATCCGCACTATGTTCCCACCTACCGCGATATGCCCAGCACCTCCGGAGGCTACTCCAACCCCAACAGCGTTGCGGTGAACAGCACCATCAAGTCCGCAAAAGGTGGCAACCAGAATATCATGCCGCTGATCGACAGTATTGCCAGGCAGACCTTGCAGACCTTCTCCGCAGCCAAAAAGAACATTCTGGGCAATATGCTGTATGAAGATGCAATGGATACTACCCGTGATATCTCGGAATACATTCAGAGTGTTACAGAGGAAGGCGATCTCGTTGACCTTGATGCGGATTCCGCAGAGAACCTCAAGAACACGCTGCGCATTTGGGTGGATGGCAAGCCGGTTACTCTGCACATGAGTGAAGCAATGGCCGATGGGTTTAGACCCATTGAGCAATCCAAATCCTTTGGAATGAGGGCGCTGCGGTCCATCAACAGCACATTCAAGAAGCTGGTCGCGCAATGGAACCCTGTATTCATCGTGCGAAATTTCGTCCGTGATGCACAGTCTGCATTGTACTTTACCCATTACAGCAATGCCACATTCATTAAGAACTACGGCAAGGCCGTAAAGGAAATCGCAACGAACGGGAAGTATTGGCAGCTCTATCAGGCGATGGGCGGAAAAGGAACTACCTATTATGACCCAAAGACGGGGCTTTCCGACCGCCACCATTTCAAGAACGGTGCAGTCGATAAAGTGGCTGGTGGGTTGAATAGAGTAATCGACATTCTCTCCTTTGCCAATGAAGCGGTCGAGCAGTACCCCCGACTTGCTGAATTTATCAGCACGATGGAGGACACAGGCGATGTGCAGCAGGCGCTTTACAACGCGGCGGACATTACAACCAACTTTGGCCGTGGTGGCTTCGCGGCCCGCAAACTGAACGCTTCCCTTGTGCCGTTCTTCAACCCCGGTATGCAGGGTCTTTCCAAGAACATTCGCAATGTCATTGACCGGCGCGGCTGGAAAGAGATTGGACAGCTGATCTCCCGCAAGCTTATCAACGGCGTGGCACCCGGTATCATTATGGGCCTGCTGTATGATGGGCTGAAAGAGGACGATGACTACAAGGAGCTTTCCAACTACATCAAGGATAGCAACATCCTCATTAAAATCGGCGACAATAAGTTTATCAAGGTTCCGATGGGCCGTGAACCTTCCGTTATTACGGCGTTCACTAACCGTATGTGGCGTTGGCTGAAAGGGGAACCTGCGAGCAGCGCGTTTGCCGGTTATCCGTCTTTCGCTATTGAGCAGATTGCGCCGAACAATCCGCTGACCAACAACATCTTCGCCGGTATTACTGCGATGAGTACCAATAAGACCTGGTACGGCGGCGACATCGTTTCCAGCTACATGGAGGAAAAACCGGATTATCTGCAGTACGATGAAAGCACCGATGCGTTCTCCATTTGGCTCGGTGAGATTACACGACACGGGAAGAACGGCATCGAGGGGCTTTCCCCGAAGAAGGTCAATTACCTAATCGACCAGTATTCCGGCTTTATCGGTGACTGGCTGCTCCCGACGCTTTCCAAGAAAGCAGATGTCCCTGCGGTGGTAAAGGCTTTTGTGGTAGATAGCGTCCGGCAGAACCGGCTGGGCAGCGACTTCTATGATGCACTGGACGAAGCCAAGCAGGTAAAGGAGACCGAGCTTGCGACAGCAGCCGATGATGCAACCTACTCCTACCTGTATAAGCAGAGCAAGGCGGCGTCCGAGATCACGAAGCAACTCAAGGAAATCTACAACAGCGGTGAAAAGACCCGCAAGGAGAAGATGAGCGAGGCTCGTGACCTGCTGGAGCTGCGTAACGAGATTTATAGAAAAGCCCTGTTGACCGTCGGCACCTACGAGGAAACCGCAAAGAGCATCGGAAGTGCAGACAGCGATGTGGTGAAGCGCGAAGCAAACCGCAAGGCGTTCGGCGCGGAGTACGCACTAAAGACATACAACAAGGATGTCGGAGAAAAGGCAGCCGAGTATGTCGCACAGGGCGTTACCTACGACCAGTACTATGCGGCATACTTTGCAGCCCGTGGTATCACCGGCGACAAGGACGAGAACGGTAAGACGATTACCAACTCTGCAAGCCGCAAAAAGAAAGAAGCTATCGACAAGGCCGTTCCAGGCGCAAGCACAAAGCAAAAGCACCTTTTGTACGAGGCACTCGGAGTGTCAGAGAAGGTGTGGTAAAGAGATACCCCCTCCAATTACGGAGGGGGTATTTTACTGGGCAACGCATACGAAAAACACCGAGGATAAGAGACAGCGGTGTGTAAAAGTGATGTACTAATGGAGAAACCTCTGTTTAACACTATGTTTATTTATAGTTCGAATGCTCTCCATCTCCGCCAAAGAAAAACCCGCAGAAATGCGGGTTTTTCTTTTGTTCATGCGGGTTTTCTCCATTTCGGCAATTTGCGTTTATTGCTGTTTATTGCTTTGTATTTGCATCCGTGTGATGTAAAAGTGATGTAGTAAATTTGGCCTGTGCATCCTCCAACATTTTGTCACGCAGATGGGTGTACTTTTCCGTCACGATGTAGGAGGAATGCCCCATCATCTCTTGGATAACGGCTTTGTCAATCCCTACCTCGCAGCAAGATGTTGCGAAGCTATGCCGAAGCTGGTGGAATGTGCAGCATATTCCGTAATTTTTGCACCATTTTCTCCAATTGCGGGACGATTCATTGCTTCGAAGGATTTCTCCCTTTTCATTCGTGAAGATGTAACCATTCTTCCCATTGAATCGTTCTGCGACATCCGGCAGAAGGAACACCGTTCTGACCCCTGCATCCGTCTTTGGCTCTTTTATGTGCGGGGCAGTGCCGACATAGTATACGCTTTTCGTAACATGGATTTGGTTTTTATCCCTGTCGATATCCTCGTATCGCAGAGCAAGTGCTTCTCCCACACGAAGCCCGGTCAACATAATGAAGTAACCAAGTCGTGATACGGTGCAATCGTCCCAATGGGCTGCAATCTTCTCCCTATCCTCCTGCGATGCTTCTTCCCGCCCGCTTGTTTTCTTCCCGGTTGCTTTTATGTTTGCGACCGGGTTTACTTGTATGTCCCCGGCGAGGATGGCGAGGTCGAACACTTGACTCGTTATGTTCTTCTGCGTGTTCACGGTTTTTTGTGAGAATGTCTTTCCAACCTTATCTAGGAAACCCTTTACCTGCATCGGCGTGATGTCTGCGACAGGCGTTTTCCCGAAAGTAGTGACACATCGCACGAGCGCAGGCTTGTACCCTCTAAGGGAATTGTATGCGAGGTTGTCCCAAGACTGCTCAAGCGCTTCGGCATAGACGGCAAATGCAGCAGACCGCTTATCCTCCGCCTCCCTGCTGAATTCCGCAATCTTCTTTATGACATCCTTTTCTGATCTCCCGTAAAAATACTTGCGCTTCCCATCAATTGTGATTGCTTTTTGGTATGTTCCGTCTTTTCGCTGCGATATCGCTCTGCGTGAGTCTTTTTTTGCGTTCAAACCGCACCAAGGGCAGTAGAGCCAATCATCCTGTAATTCCTTTTTGCACTTCTTACAGAGCATCCTTGCTCGCCTCCTGCGACGCTATCTTCTTTCTGCGAATTTTTGCGATGATTAAAAGAATGACACCAATTATCCCTATAGAGAGGTATGAAACCCACCATGTGATGGAAAGCCAAAACGCTTCTGCGGAGTTGGTCATAATCGGAAAGAGATTGTGAATTCCGTTGTACTCCTCCCATAGACTGCCGAAGATGGCCACCGCCTGTGCAACTACGGCGATCCATCCGATTGTGGTTAATACTTTTACAGTTTTCATTTGCTTTCTCCTCCTCTTATTATTAGCCGCCCTCGTTGCCGGGGGCGGTATTTTACTTAATTCTCTTTATCCCGGTTTTCGATAGTATGTACCAAGTACCTATAATCCTCTTTGTATTTCTCCAATTCATACTGGACTCGGTTGTAATCTTCCATAGCCTCCTTGTAGTAGTTAGATACCCTGATATTACTTATAACCCACAGCATCCCAATGACGAATGCGATAGTTATAAAGATAAGAGCCATGCTGTCAAGATGTTGTGCGCCTTAAAAAGCCGAATAACTCGCTTGCAATGCTGGCGGCCATGACCCCAAGTGCAATCTCGGCAACGATAGACTCGCGCATTATGACAATGCAAAGCACAACACAAACAACCGCACAAATAAAACTGATTTTATCTGTTACCCATTCTCCAAGGCTCCCTAACAATGTTACAGCAGCGCATAAATAGAATATTGTCGCACTCCATCCGCAGAAAAATGCTGCTATCCCAACGGCGGGAATTGCCACAAGCAGGAGAAGTGATACCAAAGGAATTCCATGGTTTCGGTTCATATGTAACATCCCCTTCTATTGTACACCTAACGGTGTATGATTATATTTGAAAGAACATCTTTGCGAATTTATATCATCTCCTCATAACACCATTCGCAATATAGCTTTCCTGTATCATCGTCACAGTAGGCGATATCATCTGCGTAATACCATTCATCGCACCCATCGCAACAGAAAAGTGCATCGTATCGGCAGTTCTCACAAACATTGAGTTCTTCATCGACTACATAGACAGACGAATCCGCCTCATTCTCTCCGCAGATATCGCACACCCTTGTATTTCCCAAAAACGAGAAATAGGATAATAGAAGAATTCCAGCGAGGATGACACCGCCAATAATAGCCCCATTGTCTTTCAAATTTTGGTCATCTCCTCTATCAGTCCTTTTTATTGTACTTTCAATTCGGTACGATTATATTTGGAAAGAACATCTGTTCTTAATCCCGAATTAAACCGTAGTTCAGGTTATTTGCATCGATCAGGACGAGGTATAAAATCATCATCGCCAGCAGGACAAAAATAACTGCGAAGAGTGTTTTGGACAGCTTCCGGCGCTGGCGCACCTGCTCTTTCAGAACCTCTATCATTTCTTCGTTGTTCTGGCTGTCTGTTTTGTTATAGACTTCCTTAACAAAATGCTTGTCGAGAGATATGTGCAGCGCTTGGCAGATGGAAGCAACGAGAAAAAGGCTCGGATTCTTGGTCGGCTCCGAAAGCAGCCGGGAGATCGTCCTCTCAACCGTCCCGGCATTGTCGGCCAAATCCTTGTGGGTCATTCCCTGCTCCTGCCGTTTTGTGGCTACCTCCAATAAAAAGTTATCCCAATTCCTTTCTTCGTCTGAATTCACAAACTCATCTCCTGTTTTTTGTTACCGGACACTTTTGCCCGAAAAACATGACAGTTATTGCGCTGAAACCGCAACATTTGTCAGTACATATTGGCAATGCAATTTGTTACAATTGAATTGTACCAAATACATGCTGAATTTGGAAGGATTTTTATTTGACAACAATCGACAAAAGAGGAGGAGCACCAATGGAGAAAAAGGAGGAATTCAAAAAGGCGGTGGAACGGATGCCTGACGAGCAGCTTGTTAAATATCTTCGGATTCTAAAGTTTTCATTAGACGAAGATATTTCTCAATTTTCTCATCTGTCAAAGTATCTGCGAAAGCCATAAGGTCTTTCCGAATCCCGGACAGCTCACCTTCGGTGGGCTGTTTTTCTATTTCATTGTCCATCAGCCAATCTATAGAAACATTAAAATAGTTTGCTACCTTTTTCGCCTGTGCCGGGTTTGGATAAGTCCCTCGTTTTTTCCATGCGGTTGGTGTACCCATACCAAGGCCGATCTCTGCTGCCGCCTTTGTTGGGGAAATTCCGTTCCTTTTGCACAATTCACAATACTTGTCATAAAACACAAATAATACACTCCTTTTTGTGCATTACAACAAAAATTAAAATTTGTGAATTCTAATGCTTGCATAATTTAATAATTCGAATTATACTAGGAATAGAAACTCACAAAGGTGAATTTCGCTTTTGCCTGTGGTGGACTTGTTCTGCAAATTCATTCTACCATAAAGGTAAAAAAACTTCAGCATTTTGAACAGAAAGGAGGAAATTTTGGATGCCTGCACAATGGACAGGTGAGCTGGTTGGTAAAATGCACAACAACAGAGTGTCGTCACAAGAACTTGCAGTAAAAATAGGATGCTCTACAACGTGGTTAAGCATGGTTCTTAACGGCCACAGAAACCCAAAGGGAGCAGAACAGCGGTTCATGGCTGCGCTGGACGAGCTTATCAAGGAAAAGGAGGTAGGTAGATGAATAAGTGGACAAAGTGGGAAATCGCATACTGCGTAATCCTGCTTATATGCACCGCAATAAATGTCGTTATCTGCTTTACCCGCTAACGGAATTGAAGATTGTTACGATTGCTGCCGCTGCGGATATGACGGCGAAAACACCCTTGAAGAACGCCTTCCACCACCAAGCACGGTATTCTCTTAACGATTGTTCCCCTGCATCGGTCAGGCGAACCTTAACAGAACCGCCGCCACCCCACCAGTACTGGCCGGGCTTTAGCACGGGGTAGAACAATCCGGAAGCCGCAATCTTTGCAAACTTTTCTTCCGACATTGTAATGGTGCTGCGATAGCGCAGCTTTCGGAGAGCGCGTTTTTCGGCTTTGGTCAACATCAAATCACCTCCTCTCCAATGAGAGGATACCACAAAGGAGGAACAAATGCCAAGAGAAAAGGAGAGCTACAGGGACAACCTCGAAGCAGTCATGACGAGGTTTCCGGGCAAGGATGTGCTATCGCTCAATGATGTAGCACAGTACACAGGGATGGGCTATCGGCAACTGATGTCGAGCGACATTCCGCTAAAGAGAACAAGCAAGCGAGGCAACTACTTCATTTCGGAAGCAAGCCTCGCAAGATGGTTAAGTTAAGGAGGAACAACATGGAAGCAACAACAAACACCTTTATCCGGTGGTTTAACTCGGATGAGATCGTACCCAACAAGGACGGGCATTACCTGTGCCAGACAAATCCGGGAAGATACGCTACCTTGCCATTCAGCACCAAGCATCAGGTGTTCAATGTCAGCGAAGATAATGTGGAGACCGCTATCGAAGTCCAGTGGTGGGCATTCCTGCCGGAGCTTCCGCAAAAGGAGGTACAGGAAGATGAGTAAAAAGGAGTGGCTGCAGGAAGCCTTGGCCGTAGTCCTCGGAATGGGAACCATCTTCGCAGCGGTGACGATCCTGCTGCTGGTGAGGTAAGGCCATGGAGCAGAACGAGAGGATAGCAATTATCCGGGAGAAGTTCCCCGGTTACACCAAGCCGCTGGACAGCATGTGCAAGAAGCCGGGCTATTACGGAATTCGGCGGACTTCCGAAGCGGAAGCGCTGATAGCGGGCAATCCCGGCAGGAAGCGTGAAGCAAACTATAAGCTGTCTGTGCGTATTCCTTTGGGTTATGTGAATATGGCGGAGTTCCGTCAGCAGCTTATCGAAATGGGTTACTGCAACTTCACAGCATGGGTTCTGCGCTGTATCCGCCGCCAGCAGGAGGAATACAAAAAAAGAAAGGCCCCCACAAAAGACGGGAGCCAATCCACCACCACAACTATACATGATAAGGGGAGGGATGTCAAGTGATCGTCTACAAGGGAACCGATAAGAATATGAAGTGCCGAGGCTTCCAATTCGATCTTGGCAAAGAATATGTGGAGGAGGAAGCGAAACTGTGCGAAAAAGGTTTCCATGGATGTGAGTACCCGCTGGATGTGTTCGCCCATTACGCCCCGGCCGACAGCCGGTTTTTCGTGGCCGACCTTGACGGAGTGACGGATGAAACAGGAAGTGACGACACCAAGCGGGTTGGGACGAAAATAAAACTCCGGGCGGAAATCGGCATTGCTGGTATCGTAAAAGCTGCTGTCGAGTACATAAAGGAAAGAGCCGAAAGCGGCGACAATCAGACCGGCAACCGTAGCGCAGCCACCAACACCGGCTACCGTAGCGCAGCCACCAACACCGGCGACCAGAGCGCAGCAACCAACACCGGCTACCGTAGCGCAGCCACCAACACCGGCGACCAGAGCGCAGCAACCAACACCGGCGAGTATAGCGCAGCAACCAACACCGGCGAGTATAGCGCAGCAACCAACACCGGCGACTATAGCGCAGCCACCAACACCGGCTACCGTAGCGCAGCCACCAACACCGGCGACCAGAGCGCAGCAACCAACACCGGCGAGTATAGCGCAGCAACCAACACCGGCGACCAGAGCGCAGCAACCAACACCGGCGAGTATAGCGCAGCCACCGTTGATGGAAAGGAGTCTATTGCAATCGTCACCGGGGCCGATAGTAAGGCATCCGGCGCCATTGGGTGCTGGCTCGTCCTAACCGAGAGGGGCAACTGGAACGGTGACACTTGCCCCATTAAAGAGGTGCGAGCGGTAAAGGTAGATGGTGAGATTATAAAACCGGGGGTATTTTACAAACTGGAAAATGGGGAGGTCGTGGAAGCATGAACCCATACAATGTCCCGGATAGGCCCATCCCGAGCTGGGTGGATAACTACGATGATAAGCCGCACATCTGCCCGGAGTGCGGCTGCGAGATCAACGAGACCATTTACATTAAGGACGGAATGGTCATTGGCTGCGAAAACTGTGTTAAGCGGTTTGACGCCAGCGATGCGGATGCTGACAGGTACTTTGATGAAGAACCAGACAGATATTAAGGAGGAGCTATGGAGAACTACTTTCGAGAATTGAACAGCATCAACTGCTCTGACAAGACAGAGAAGAAGAATGGCCTTACATACCTTTCTTGGGCATGGGCCTGGGGAGAAATCAAGAAGCTGCACCCGGATGCCACCTATACCATCTACGAGGATGCTAACGGCCTGTTTTACCACACAGACGGTAAGACCTGCTGGGTTAAGACTGGCGTAACCGTCAACGGCATTGAGCACATCGAGTATCTGCCGGTCATGGATAACCGCAACCGCTCAATCCCGGCCAGTGATGTTACCTCATTCGATGCCAATAAGGCAATCCAGCGTTCCCTTACAAAAGCCTGTGCCCGTCATGGCCTTGGCCTGTATATCTACGCTGGCGAGGACTTACCGGAGGGTGCAGAAAGAGAACCAGAGCCTACCGAGTATTGCATCGACTGCGGGCAGCAGATCACCGGTATCAACAAGCGCAACGGGGAGTATTGGCCTGTAAGCGAGATCGCCTCATACAGCGTCCAGCGGTTCGGCCGCAAGCTGTGCCCGAACTGCCAGAAGAAAGCCTTTGCCGCCGAAAAGGAGGCCGAGAAGAATGGAGCTTGACCTGTGGACCGAGCTGCAACAGAAATCGGCACAGCTTAATACAGCCGTTAAGACCTTGCGACATTCGGGAAGCGAGTATGCTGCTGCGGAGCGGGACTATAAAGTCCTTCTCCGCACCGAATGCTTAAAGCTGAAAGACGAAGGTGTTGCCATCGGCCTGATCGACAAGACCTGCTACGGGATACCGAGCGTGGCAGAAGCACGGTTTAAGCGAGATGTTGCCGAAGCAGTCTACAAGGCGAACTTGGAAGCCATCAACAGCCTTAAACTGCAAATCAGGATCATCGATAACCAAATCGGCCGGGAATGGGGACAGGCTGGGAGGTGTGACGGTTGAAAAACGAATGGGGCGCAAAGCTTGACCGAAACGGTTACGCTCCGAGCATCGTACAGGCCGACACATCCAAGTGCTTTTTGTGCCAGCGATCCGGCGTAAAACTCGACCGGCACGAAATCTTCGGCAACGCCATGCGGAGCAAAAGCAAGCGCATGGGGCTTTGGGTGTCCCTGTGCCACACGCCATGCCACCTGACACACGCACACGGCTGTGCCGAGGTGATGGACTGGCTGCACCGGCTGGGCGAGCAAGCCTGTATCGACAACTACGATTTCACTATCCCGATGTTCCGGGAGGAATTCTACACTAACTATTTGGAGGAAACAGAATGCTGAACAAAGCGATCCTTAATGGGCGGCTGACCAAGGCTCCCGAACTGAAACAGACCCAGAACGGCAAAAGCGTGTGCAGCTTTACCATTGCGGTAGACCGCAACCGTGACCGAGAAAAGACTGACTTCGTACCCATCGTAGCATGGGGCAAGACCGCCGAATTCGTAAACCAGTGGTTCGGAAAGGGTGACCTCATTACCATTGTCGGCCGCATCGAAGTTCGCAACTACGAGGACAAGAACGGCAATAAGCGCACAGCCACAGAGGTTATCGCAGAGGAAGCTCTTTTCGGTGGCAGCAAATCTACCGGCAAGGCAGAGGAAAAGCCCGCAGAGAGCGAGCAGGGCGGATTTGAAGAAGTCGAGGGCGACCCTAACGACCTCCCATTCTGACGGGAGGTGAGGAGGAATGCCGAATAGATTGATAAAGGATAGCTTCCGCACAAGCGACAAGATAGCATCCTTAACGGATTTCGAGTTTCGGCTTTGGGTAAGTCTTATTGTTTCGGTAGACGATGCAGGACGAGGAGATGCCCGACCTGCAATCATCAAAGGCAACGCATTCCCGCTTCGGGAACGGGTTACTGCAAAAGATATCAACGATGCGCTCCACGGTTTGGCGGCCAAAGGCTGCGTTTCCCTCTACGAGGTGGACGGGAAGCCCTACTTTTGGTTCCCGACTTGGGCCGAACATCAAAGGATACGAGAATGCAAACCAAAATATCCCGACCCGCCTAAAAACAGCGGCTTTACACCGTCTGCGGAAATCTGCGGCGAGTTGCCGCAAGTTGCTGCGGATTGCGGCGAGCTGCGGCCTGAATCCAATCCGAATCCGAATACTAATCCGAATCCGAATACAAGTACCCCCCATGCCCCCCAAGGGGGCCGGTTTGCCGAATTTTGGGCGCAATATCCCAAGAAAGTCGGGAAAGGAGCAGCAGAGAAGGCATTTGAGCGCATCAAGCCGGATAAGCAGACCTTTGACCGCATGATGGATGCCATATCTGCACAGAAGCGGAGCCGCCAATGGACGGAGAACAACGGCCAGTACATCCCAAACCCTGCGACATGGCTGAACCAGCGCAGGTGGGAGGACGAGCTTCCGCAGGGGGAAACCGAGGTAAAGCAGCTGCCCAGCTATGACCTGGCGCTGGCGGAGCGGATGATGGAGGAGAACGCATGAGTGACAAAGTAGATATCGCCGTAAAAAGGCTGAAAGAAGCAACGGAGATGTCGCAGGCGCTATATGAACAGCCGCTTGTGATAACCTACAGCGGTGGAAAGGACAGCGATACTATCCTGAAGCTGGCGCAGATTGCTAAAATCCCGTTTGAGGTGCTCCACAACCATACGACTGCCGACGCCCCTGAAACTGTTTACCATGTCCGCAACAAATTTCGGGAGCTGGAACTTTCAGGTATCAAATGCGACATTGACTACCATGTGCAACCTGATGGGAAAAGGGTTACCATGTGGAACCTTATCCCCCGTAAGTTGATGCCACCGACCAGACTGATGCGCTACTGCTGTTCGGAGCTGAAAGAGGGTGGTGGAAAAGACCGCTTTATAATCACTGGTGTCCGGTGGGCAGAAAGTGCTGCTCGGAAGAAAAACAGGGGCAGCTTGGAGGTTATAGCACGCCGAAAGGAAAGGAGCCTTATCCTCTCCAACGACAATGACGAGGATCGCCGGTTATTTGAAAGCTGCCAAATGGCGGGCAAGCGGGTGGTAAATCCCATCATCGACTGGACAACCGAAGATGTTTTTGATTTCTGCAAAGCGGAAAAGGTGAATCTTTGCCCGCTTTATGCGGAGGGTTGGCATAGAGTCGGATGTGTTGGGTGCTCTATGGCCGGAAAGAAAAGATACATTGAGTTTGCGAGGTACCCGACATACAAAAAAGCCTACATAGCAGCATTCGATAGAATGATCGCGGAACGGAAGCGGCGGGGCATGATGAAAGGCTTTATCAGAATGGGCGATACAGGCGTTGATGTTTTCCACTGGTGGATGGAGGACGGCATACTTCCAGGGCAAACCATCCTGCCGGGATTTGAGGAGGACGCGTGAAAATCACTATCCCCGAAATCCCACCATCGCTGAACAAATACGCTGGTCGGGCAAATACCTGGGACTACCGAGCGGAAAAGCAGCGCTGGCTGCAGCTGTTTGTTTCATACTGCCCCAAGTGCAAACCAATGGGCAAGGCGGTGGTGACCATCACCTACTACTTCCCCACCCGGCACCGGCATGACCCGGATAACTACAACGGAAAGATGCTGATGGACGGGCTGGTACACCGGGGAGTAATCGCAGACGACAGCTTTGACCATGTCGAGCTGCGGCTGCGTGGGGCATACGACCCCAAAAACCCAAGAACAGAAATTGAAATAGAGGAGGTAACGGATGAAAGTACTTGAATTGTTTGCCGGAACGCGGAGTATAGGGAAAGCGTTTGAAAACAGAGGGCATCAAGTGTTTTCTGTGGAATGGGATAAGAATTTTGAAAACATCAATCTTTATGCAGATATCTTAACAGTCACGACGGATGAAATTCTGAATCGTTTTGGACGCCCAGATGTGATTTGGGCAAGTCCGGACTGTTCCACATTCAGCATTGCCGCTATAAGCCATCACCGGAGAAAAAATCCTGTAACAGGAAACCTTGACCCTGTCAGTGACTATGCAAAATTTTGCGATATGGTAGATTAGCATGTATTACAACTAATCAAGGACCTTAAGCCAAGGTTTTGGTTCATCGAAAATCCAAGGGGCGGGATGCGGAAGATGTCATGGATGCAAGGACTGCACAGGTACACGGTGACATATTGCCAGTATGGTGACACCAGGATGAAGCCTACTGACATCTGGACAAACCATCCTGATCCCAAGTTCAAACCGATGTGCAAGAATGGGGATCCCTGTCATGAAAAGGCACAAAGGGGCAGCAAAACTGGCACACAGGGGCTAAAGGGTAGCAAGGAAAGAAGCGTTATTCCGGCAGCACTGTGCCAGCACATAGTGGATATTTGCGAAGAAGGACTATCAAAGGAGGTACCCTGATGGGGCAGAAGGATGTAGAGCGGGAGAAGCCGCTTTTTGAGGGACAAAGTGCCGAGGAATTTATCAAGCGCTGGAACGCTGTCACCAAAGCCATAAAAATGCGCGCAGAGATGGCCGAGCAGAAAAAGGTGGTGAGTTATGATGTCATACGATAAAGCGTCTCCTAACGCCAAAATCGGCTGTTCTAATTCAAACGACCCGGAGTTCCTGGAGCAGCTGGTGCGGGAGGGCAAGACCAACAGGGAGATTGCCTTAATTCTCGATCTTGATTACGGCTCTGTGGCCAAAATATTGTCTCGCTATGGAATCAAGAGAGACTCAAACCGGCCATGTAAGAGATGCGGAGGGCCGATAGGCAGCACCAGCCCACGGCAGTTGTATTGCAAAGACTGCCAAAAGGCCATGGACAGCATTCGGGCCCGCAAAAGCAGTATGAAAAAAGCTGAGCCAAAGAAATGCGAATACTGCGGGAAGGACTATTTCGGCCAGCCGGGACAAAAGTACTGCTCCAAACAATGCTACAAGGATGCGGCGGCATCCGGTAAGTATAAGCGCCCTAAGAATTGGATAAAGCGCCGGGATGGGAAAATCGACATCGAGATAAGGGTTTGCGGCAAAACCACAGAGCGACGGGAGAGCGTTGACTACTACGAAGCCCGGGGGATTTGGCACCGTGGCTGGATAGGTCAGGGCTATGCCGCCTTAGTAACGGTAGATGGCCACAGGCTGGAGACCCTGCCGCAAATAAAGACATTCTTCGGATTTAGGAGGGATTCGCTATGAGGAACTGGACGGCAGCGGCAGTTGCGATAATCTTAGCTGCTTTCTGCATAATGGTGCTATCGGCTATTTCGGCCGAAAGGCGGAACCATTTGGATGAAGTTGCCCAGGCGGAGATCACCGCAGAGGAGCAGGAACGCCGGGAGCAGGCAGCCTATTACAATGGTTGGCAGGACTGCAAGCAATATTATCTTGAGAATTTTGGAGGTGCTGAATGGACGCTGTGAAGTTTTTACAAGAGCGAAACAGGATGTACGAGAGCGGCGCGGCAACGCCCGGCATTGGGCTGGAGGACGACTATGACCCGGTAATCGCGGTTAAGGTCGTCGAGAAATGGTCTGCTGCGCATCCCCGCAAGACGCGGCAGAGCGTGTTTCTGGAGCAATATCCGGAGACAATCATTGATGCGTTCGGGGCACTCCAGATTTGTCCGATGGTTATTTCTGCTGCTCACAGAGATAGTGACGGATAGTGTAAGGATCCAGCAAAGATGTGCATAGATTGTCGTCGCGAGTTCTGGATGCAGGAGGTAGAGTGATGGACTGCTTTAATTATCGCTGCCCATTCCGTCAGAATACAACAAGTAACTGTAACCGTTGTGAGTGCTTGGCGTGTCAGAACAGGTGCAAAGGGCCCGTTACATATACTGCAAGCAATCATACGCTGACCGCAGACGAAATTGCAAAGATTGCCAATAATCCCGATTATGGCGTTGGGACTGGATGTTAGGAGGTAGAGCAATGAAAGGAATTGTAATCACAACAAAGGACGAGATGCGGGTGCAGGAGTTTTCCAAGCCTGCACACAAGAGCATCGGTGAGGCTGTTGGAGGGTGGATTGAGGTCGTCCGCCCTGTGTGCTTGGAGCGCCCGTACTGCATGATAGTCAACGAAGAAGGGGTGCTTCTTAACCTACCGATGAACATGTTCGGCAGTTTCCTTTACGGGACGAACTATCATGGGAACCCGATTTTAGGGGATATCGTGTTGTTAAAGGAAGGCATTAACAGCGATGGGGAGCTTGATATATTAGGGCTTGATGAACAGGATATTAAGTACCTGTGCGATATGGCGTCTACCAAAAACGGTAGAGAAGTTAAACTGGGACAGGAGGTAGAATGATGGAACGACTAACGAATGAAGAGGTCAGAGTGGACGAGAGCATGGACCGGTATCTCGGCCCGCGCTCCGTCCTTGAATGCATGAAGCCGAAGCTGCTCGACCTGGTTCTGAACGGTCCGGTGCTGAACAGCGTATCGAAGGCTGCACTGCGGCAAATCATTCGGCAGCTCTACAGCGCGCTCGCCGCCTACGAGGACACGGGGCGGACGCCGGAAGAAGTGTCTGCGCGGGTTAAAGACTGGAGCGACCTTTGCACTATCGTCGGAGAGTGTGGCGGCATCGACCGCCTGCGGGAGCTGGCAGAGGCAGACAAGGACGGTCGGCTGGTGGTGCTGCCGGAAGGAGGAGAAAACGATGGCTGAATACATAGACAGGGAAGCGTTTAAGAAAAGCGTCGAGGAGCGTTATTGTAAGCCGTGTAAGGCGGAGGGAAAAGACCACAACGGATGCTGGTGTCGTGCCTGTTGGGTTGACGATATGCTCGATGAGGTAGATTGTTTCCAGACCGCTGATGTCGCCCCGGTGGTGCGTTGTAAGGAATGCAAGCACAGCTGGGAGGATATAGGCGGACTGTGTTGCTCGCATGGGGTTTGCGTTGGCATTACAGTGCCGGATGATTTTTATTGTGCATATGGGATAAGGAAAGAAGGTGAAGAAAGTGTCTAAATACATTGACCGGGAAGCACTGATAGCCGAATTTAAGCGGCTGAAGTTGGGCGAAAACAGCTTTAGTCCGATTTGACGGCCCATATAATCGTCGTAGATGCTATTGTTCGCATTGCGGAAAGCATAACGGGGTTGGTGGCATAGCTCAAAACCAAGAGAAGCCGTACTGCCCCAACTGCGGTGCAAAGATGGACGAAAAGGAGCGTTGACAATGGACGAATATATTAAGCGAGAAACGGCAATTGCCAAGTTGACCGAATTGGAAGTAACTGAACCAAATGCTACAATGGCAGACGCAAAACGAGTGCTGGCAGATATGCCATGTGCTGAGGCAGTATCACTTCACGATATTTACAGAGTTATTGCAGGACATAGTTATTATCATGGCGACCGTATTCTTGCAGCATTGACATGTATCGCAGAAGGAAAAGAAGTGAATCCTGTACTCCCTACCGACCTTGTGCCGGTGGAGAGATGTAAGGACTGCAAGTACAGAGATGGCACGCCGGGGCAGCCGAATATACTTTGTGCGCAGATGCACGAGGACGATTTCTGCAGCTATGGAGAAAGGCGGGCGGAAAAGTAACCGCCGGAGGAGGGAGAAACATGATTGACTACAAGCGCATCTGCATTGACGAGCTGAAGTGCCATAGCTATAAGCTCCGGTCGTTGGAAAGCCTGCCGGAAGAAATCCGCCGCTACAATGAGCAGATGGACGGCATTCGGTCCGCTACCAGCGATGCTACACCAGTAAAGGGCGGTGGCTGCGGCCGGGAAGATCATTTGATTAACGCAATCTCCCGCCGGGATGCGCTCTCGGCAAACCTTGCGGTAGTCAAGTGGCAGACTTCCCAAGTGGAGAAAGGACTGGCCTGCCTGACGGGAAAGCAGCGGCGCATCCTTGAGTTGTTCTACATCCGCCGGGAATACGGCTACATACAGCGGCTTTGCCAGGAGTTCAATGAGAGTGAACGAGAGGTGTACCGGGATAAGGACGAAGCACTGATGAGATACGCCCTTTGCCGGTATGGGTTGACGGAGCTGTAAAGATGGCAGAAACATGGCAGAAATAAGACGCATATACAGTGTATACTGATAGTGTGGTAAAACACAAAATTCCCTTGACATTCCTCCTGGTGGGGAGCCGGGCCCCTAATCCCGGCAATCTGCTCCCGTAGCTCAATGGTAGAGCGGCTGCCTTGTAAGCAGCGGGTTATAGGTTCAATCCCTATCGGGTGCTCCACCTTCATGTTTTACCTCCTTTTTACGGTGTCGCCGATGCCCCGTTATCCCATCGGCCGAAGATACATGACCTTCGTAAAAAAGGTGCCGCGCTGGCAGACCGCAAGTTCGCAATAGTCTGCCTTACCAAAAAGCAGTCAGAGAGTACCGAAAGGCGCTCTCTTTCTTTATGCCATAAAGGAGGGGATACCTATGGATTTAATAGTCCGCAAAATCCCGCAGAGCGACACCATCAAGGTATATCCGGTATCTGATGTGCATTTGGGCAGCATCCTACATGATAAAGAGGGCTGGCAAGCATTCTGCCGCCGGGTAGAGCGGGAGGACGCTTATCTCATCCTTGGCGGCGATCTCATCAACAACAATACCCGGAACGCGGTGGGAAGCCCCTTTGAGGATTATATCCGCCCGCGGGAGCAGAAAAAGATGATGGTGGAAATGCTAACGCCCATCAAGGATAAGATACTCTGCGCGGTATCCGGTAACCACGAAGCGAGGACAGCCAGGGACACCGACCAAGACATTATGGGCGATATCATGTGCAAGCTGGACATGGAGGACTACTACGCCGAGGACATAGCATTCCTCAAACTGGAGATTGGGCGCAGGGTAACAAGAGATATCCCTATCACCAGCTATACGATGGCTGTTACCCATGGCTCCGGCGGCGGCATTTACACCGGTGCAACGGTCAACCGCAATGAGCGCTTCGGCTACACCATAGAGGGCATTGACGCTCTGATTGTTGGCCATACCCACAAAGGCACCATCAGTAAGCCCAAAAAGATCGTGGTGGACAGTAACAACAATGTTATCCGTACCAAGCAGCTGGTAGTGGTTAGCTGTACTGCATGGCAGCAGTACGGAGGCTACGCAGCCCGGAAGATGCTGCTGCCCAGCAGCGAGAGCGACCATGAGCAGCCGCAGACGCTGCTGCTGTGCGGGAACAAGACAGGCACTAAGCGGATAACCACGGTTTGGTAACAATAATTGGTAGCCCGGCATAGTAGACACCGGGAGGGATAGGGCGGGAAGAATTTTGAAAGGAGGTGCCGAAGATGGCCAGTGGATGCAGTGCGAAAAGCAAAGAGAACCTGCGCCCATGGAAAAAAGGGCAGAGTGGGAACCCAAGTGGGAGGGCGAAAATCCCCGAAGACGCCAAAGCAATGCTGAAAGCGGCGACTCCTGCGGCAGTCAAGCTGCTGGTGGATACCCTAAACAACACAAATGAGAAAACCGAAACGCGGGTAAAGTGCGCAGAAACCGTACTTGACCGTGTATACGGCAAGGCCAATCAGCCGATTGATTTGGGTGGCGAGATACCCAAAATCGAGATCGTGCTGGGCAATGGCAAGGAGTACGCCAAATGACGGTCAATTTAGGCACACCGAATCCCAAGCAGGAGCAGTTTTTGCTGTCGGAAAAGCGCAGGGTGTGTTACGGCGGTGCCAGAGGCGGCGGTAAGAGCTGGGTGGTGCGAGCAAAGGCCACCATGCTTGCCGTTAATTATAGCGGCATCAAGATACTGATCCTGCGCCGGACATATGCCGACCTGTGGCAAAACCATGTGTTGGAGCTGCGAAAGGTGCTGGAACCCGACATAGCAACCTATCGGGACTCGGAAAAGGCGATGATATTCCCAAACGGCAGTCGTATCCGTTTTGGATACTGCTCGGCCGAGGCCGATGTATTGCAGTATCAGGGGCAAGAGTACGACATCATGTTTTTGGACGAGGCGACACAGTTTACCGAGTTTATGTACAACAACCTTGTTGCATCAAACCGTGGAGCCAACGACTTCCCCCATCGGATGTACTTGACCTGCAACCCCGGAGGAGTCGGCCATGCGTGGGTCAAGCGCCTGTTTATCGACCGGGACTACACGGCCTCTGAAAACCCAGAAGACTACGAGTTTATACCGGCAAAGGTGTACGACAACAAGGTTTTGGTGGATAAGGACCCAGACTATGTTCGGATGCTGGAGACCCTCCCGGAGGATATGCGCCGGGCATGGCTGGACGGCGACTGGAATGTGTTTGCAGGGCAGTATTTTGCAGAGTGGCGTGATGATATCCATGTGATAGACCCCATCGAGATACCCGACTGGTGGAGACGCTACTTTGCCATGGACTACGGCTTGGATATGCTGGCCGGATACTGGATCGCCATTGACGGCGAGGGCAACGGCTATGTGTACCGAGAGATATACGAGTCGGGGCTGATTGCATCGGATGCCGCCATGCGTATCAAGGAGGCCAACGGGGACGATAAGATCGAGCAATGGCTTGCACCGCCCGACCTGTGGAACAGGCGTAACGACACAGGACGCAGCGTGGCAGACATATTTATGGAGCAGGACATTCCGCTGGTCAAGGTGGACAACGACCGTATCAACGGCTGGCAGGATGTACACGAGTGGCTCAAGCCGAGGGACAGCAGAGATATCATAACCGGCGACAAGACAAGGATAGCAGGGCTGCGGTTTTTCCGCAACTGTAAGCAGGTCATCCGCTGTTTGCCGATGGTCCAGTATGATGACCACAAGCCTAACGATGTAGCGACAGAGCCGCACGAGCTGACCCATGCACCTGATGCCATCAGGTATTTTTGCAGCGGTAGACCGTATGCGGGACAGCCGCCGGTTACAAAGTACAAGCTGCCGCCGGAGCTGCGGCAGACCGAAGAACAAGGAGGGTATCAGGTATGGTAAGACGATGGCTCAAACGCCTGATCCTGTGGGCGTTAGGGGACGACCAGACGGCACAGGAGCAATATGCAACAAAGATATTCAGCGAGTGGCTTAACGGCCCGGAGGATTGATATGAGTGATGTAACCCTGTGGACGCTATACCGAGAGGGTGTGGCGTACCAAAACAAGATGGGCTTTAGCACCAAATTCCCGACCTTTGTGCGATTTAAGGAGGGCGACCAGTGGCCACAAGCAACAGAGCGCACCAAAAACCTGCCGAGACCCGTCCTTAACATCGTGGACATGATCGTCCGCAGCAAGCGCTCCAGCGTGCTTGACCAGCCTGTCAGCATCGTCTACAGACAGGGCAGCGCCAGCGGTAACGAAATCATTGACCAGATGCACCAGGACGCCGCCGAGAACTGCACCGAGTACGCACGGACGATCTGGGACAGAGCCGACATGGACAAGCTGTGCAACGAGGCGTGTGACGATGCAGCGACCAACGGCACAGGCATATGGCACTTTTACTGGGACACCAGCGTAACAGGCGACAAATATGTGGGGGAGCTTCGCGGGGAAACCGTGGATGCTCTCAATTTTTTTGTAGCCAACCCGCAGCTCCGGGATGTGCAGAAGCAGGACTACCTCATCATCGCCCAGCGGCTCAAATTGGGCGCTGTACGCAAGATGGCAAAGGACAGGGGATTGCCTGCGGAAAAGGTGGCAAACATCTGCCCCGATGAATTTGAGGATGCAAGCACCTATCAGGCCGAGAGAATCGAGCTGGACGGCAAGGAAAACGAAAAGGTCACGGTGCTGACCAAGTATTACCGCAAGAACGGTGAGGTCGTGTTTGACAAAGCGACCCGCAGCGTGGAGATATGCACGGCAGTACCGCTTACCCCGCAGGGCAGCCCCGTCCGCATCAAGCTGTACCCTGTGGCGGCGCTCAACTGGAAGCTGCGTAAAGCCTGTTTCTACGGCATCGGCGAAATTGAGGGGCTTATCCCCAACCAAAAGCTCATCAACTTTATGTACGGAATGCAGGCGCTGGCCATCCAGCAGATGGGCTTCCCGAAAATCGTGGCAAAGCCCGGTGCAATCAGACAGCCGCTGACAAACGAGCCGGGGGAGATCGTCACCGACTACTCCAACGGCGGGATATCGTACCTGCAGCCTCCGGCGTTTTCGTCTGCTGCTACGCAGGTGAGCAACGACATGATCGACCTTACCCGCGTAGTGACAGGCACGACCGAGGTGACGACTGGCGAGTCCTTGGGTGCAAACATGGCCGCATCCGCAATCATTGCATTGCAAAACCAAGCGCAGACCCCTGTCAACGAGATCCAGCGCAGATACTGGCATGCAGTAAAAGAGATCGGCCGCATTTGGATGGAGTTTTTCAAAACCTACTGCTCCGACAAGCGGGAAATCGTCATTGAGATGGGGGACGAGGTATCAGGCAGAGCATTTACGGGTACGGACTACGCCATGTACGACTTTGACCTGCAGGTGGATGTAGGAGCCTCCTCCGAGTATTCTGCGGTGCTGGCACAGGCCACACTGGATAAGATGCTCGACCGGGGAGATATCACAATCGACCAGTACATAGAGCTGTCCGACCCGAATGTAGCCCCGTTTAAGGAGAAGTTTAAGCGGATGCGGGAGATGCAGCCGACCCCGATGGGGATGCCCGGAGTACCAGAAGAAAACATCGAGGGGCTGCAGAGCGTATCGGGAGTAGGCGGCGTACCATTGCCGGATGTCCCAAAGGCCCCAACCCCGCTAGACAAGTACAAAGGAGGCGGTAATAATGCTGTGCCCAAACTGTAAGGCAGAGATGCGGATCACAGGCAAATACCTTACATTCACCGGGGATACCTCTCCAAACACAGAGACAAAAGCGTTTATCAAGCTGCAGCTGGAGTGCAAGAACCCCAAATGCACCAACAGGACACCGACCTATGTGACCAACCCCTTGGAGGGATAACCAATTTTTAAGTGGCTGCTAAACGGAACAAACCGAACCTCGCCACAGAAAGGAAATTATGGACGAAGAAATCATGACTGCTGCTAATGAAGATATCGTTGAAGATATCGACTCCTCTCCCGCAGTAGAGGAAACCGAGCCTGTCGAGCAGGAAGAACCTGCGGTGCAGGAAGAACCGACCGAGACACAGCGTGTGTCACGGAGAATCAAAGAAGCATCCCAAAAGAGCGTGGACGACTTTATCCGCAGCATGGGCCTGACCAATCATTATGACAATGACAGGCCCATCACCACAAAGGCGGAGTATGAAGCCTTTGTTGCGATGCAGCGACTGGACGAGGACGGCCAAACCGACCCCGTATCAGCTTACCGGAATCAATCCTTGGAAGCGGAGATTGCCCGCTTGCGGAGCAATGAGCGCATGAGAGAGCTGGAGGCTGACCCTGTAAGAGGGCAGACATTCACAAAGCTCAAAGACCAAGTGGTTGAATTGATGGACTACTGCACCCAGGAGGGGACGCCCTGCAGCGTGGATGCAGCGTTCAACACAATTTTGGCGAACAGCTATTTTGACCTCGCCAACGATGCTGCAAACAAGGCAAAGGAGGACACGCTCCGAAGAATCAACAACAACGCACAAGCATCTCCCGGAGCATTGACGGGCGAAAGCCCCGAAACCGAAGCCGACTACATGAAGATGTCGGACAAAGACTTTGAAAAGCTGTATCAAGCTGCACTCCGGGGGGAATTAAAAAATTAAGGAGTGTATAAAACTATGGCAACTACTACCCAGACTTACGGTAATCTTACCGCTGAACAGAAAACCTTTTACGACCGCACCCTGCTGTCCCGGCTGCTGCCCAATCTGACCTTCCTCAAGTACGGCCAGAAGCGCCCCATGCCGAAGAACGAGGGCGACACCATCAACTTCCGCCGCTTCAACTCCCTTGATGTCCCTGCGGCATCCCTGACCGAGGGCGTGACCCCTGACGGCGACAACCTGTCCATCACCGCTGTGACCGCTACCGTGGCGCAGGAGGGCAACTGGGTCCGCCTGTCTGACAAGATCAGCATGGTCGGCATCGACCCCGTCCTGACGGAGTCCGCTGCGCTGATGGGCGAAAACGCCGCCAAGACCCTGGAGACCCGCTGCGCGGATGTTATTTTCAAGGGTACTTCCCAGCAGTTTGCTGGCGGCGCTGCTTCCGCTGCCGCTATTGCCGCCGGTAAGGTGGTAAACAGCGAGGAGATCAAGAAAGCGGTGCGCACCCTGCGCAACAACAACGCCGAGCCCCTAGAGGGCGGCTATTACATCGGCTTCTGCGATCCCAGTGTAGCATACGACCTGCAGAACGACAGCCTGTGGCAGGATATCTCCAAGTACAATGGTGCAGAGAACATCATGAAGGGCGAGATCGGTCGTATCCATGGTGTCCGTTTCATTCTGACCACCATGTGTCCCACCGATGCAACGACCGCTACTGCGGGTACCCTGCATAAGACCCTTATCGTAGGCAAGGACGCTTACGGCGTGGTCGATGTGAACGGCTCCTCCAAACCCGAAATCATCATCAAGCCCACTGGCTCCGCTGGTACCGAGGATCCCCTGAACCAGCGCGCGAGTGTCGGCTGGAAAGCGATGGCAGTTACTGTCCGTCTGCAGGAGCTGGCAATGGTCTGCATCCAGTCCATGGCTTCTGCCTAACCAAATACAAGGGAGGGGGGTAACACCCCTCCCTTCTTTTACAGAAAGGATTTAACATGGCTAAAGAGATTAAGAACCCCGACATGGTCGGAGAGATCGTAGAAAAAGCGACCGGCGAGGAACTCGCCAAGGGCAAGAAGGTACGCATTCGTCTGCCGAAGGACAAGCTGAACAAAGAAGATGTCGTAGTGCCTGTGTGCATCAACGGCTATACCTATCAGATCAAGCGCGGCGAATGGGTGGATGTACCCGAAGAAGTTGCCCGCATCCTTGAAGAAGCAGGGTACATGGGGTGATTGAATGAACAAGAACGATGCCATCAACGGTGCGCTGCGGTGGATAGATGAAGCCACCGTAAACGGCGCTGCCGCAAGCAACGGATTTATAGCCGACTACAAGGACAGAATGGAGCACCTGCTGGACGGTGCTGTTGCAATGGTGGAATCGCAGTTCCCGCTGATCGAATCCATCAGCATCGTTCAGAACATGCCTCGGTGCATGGAGGGCTCCCATTTTGAAGCTAATACGGTTTATCCCGGTGATACCTACGAGTTTACCAACAGTGATGCAAAAGCCTACACGCTTGAAATTTGCGGTGTTCTAACAGCGACTATCGATGGGGCCCGGCAGCAGATCACCGCTCCTGAGTTCCAGCGGCTTTCCGGCAGCTTTAACGGCAGTATCAAGTTGGAATCGCAGTACCCATTCCAGGTAAGAAACGCTGCGTTTTATGCATTCCCGCTTGTAGAAATCCCGGAGCACATAGCATGGGTACCGTATGAGCTGCCCAAGCAGATGAACGGCATGGTGAAAATCCTTTTCTCCGGTGACGGCGTGGCCTTCCGCGACTTTTCCGACTACCGGCGGCTGGATGAATACCATATTGCGATCCCGTACCATTACAGCGGGCAGTTCGATATCCAGTATAAGCACCGGCACGCCACCCTTGCAGGCGCTTCCGGTGCGACCGAGATAGAGGTGGAGCCCAAGGCGGTTCCGCTGATCCCACTTCGGCTGGCCATTGATGCCACAAGCGGCATTGATGAGACACTGGCGCTGAATCAGTTCCTCACCGGACGCTTTGCAGAGATGGTAGGCGCTATGACGGACGAGGACATCGAGAAACACCAAGTAATTGAAACCGTATTCATGATGTAAGGAGGGGAGCAAATGAGATATTCCCCGGCAAAACTCCCCAGCGCTGATGTGGTAAAGACCAATGCCATGGTCATTAACGACTTTTATGGCTGCGACTTTTCCAGCGGCGCAACCAATATTGACCCAAGAAGAAGCCCCAACTGCGAGAACATGATCCGTTCCTCCCCCGGCCGCGTGAGAAAGCGCCTTGGCTTTGCCAAGACGGCGGTATACGATGGCCGTATCAATGGTCGGTTCTCTCTGGATGGGACAGATATTATCCATGCGGGCACGAAACTGTATGCAGGAGATACGCTGATCTCGTCCGCCATGAATGATGCCTTTTCGGTTGGCAAGAACTTCGATAAAGCGATGTACCTGCTGGATGGAGCACACTACTACAAGGTAACGCACAGTGGCGACACCTTTACCGTGGCTAATGTATCGGACAGCGCCTATGTGCCGCGCATCGTTATCAATAAAAATCCGGATGGTACCGGCGGAACAACTTATGAGGATATCAACCTCATGTCGGATAAGTGGACGGAATCTTTCTATGTAGGAGATAAGACCGCAGCAGCAACAGTATTTCAACTTTCCCTTGAAAATTTGGATACAACACCTGTAACGGCAAAGGTATTGCAAGCTGACGGTTCCTTCGTAGACAAGGTAGAGACTACCGACTTTACTGTAAACCGCACCAGCGGCACCGTGACATTCGTAGCCGCTCCGGGTAAATCCCCTTTGGATGGCGCGGACAATGTATATATCACTGCATCTAAGGACAGGAGCGAGAGCCGCAGCCGCATTACGAACTGCGATACCTGTATTGTGTATGGCGAGACGGGCACACGGCTATTTGTGACCGGCGATCCGAACTTTAAGAACAGGGATTTTTGGTCGGCGCAGAATGATTTTTCCTATTTTTCCGATTTATCCTATTCGATACTGGGCGAGGATAGCGAGCGCATTGTAGGTTATTCCATCGTGGGCGACAGGATAGCGGCCCACAAGAGCGGAACCACCGGCGCGGTGTATGTGCGCACCGGCTCCACGGTAACGGAGACCGATGATCTCGGCAACAGCGTGGAGACCTATGCATTTAAGACCGGAAATGTCATCACCGGACACGGCGCCATCGCTCCGCACAGCTTTGTGCCGACCGATAACGAGCCGCTGTTCCTTTCCTCCACCGGCATATTTGCCTTGACTGCTTCCGATGTGACCGGCGAGCGCTATGTGCAGAGCCGCAGCTTTTATATCAATCCGAAGCTGCTTTCGGAAAGCAATATCGCCGATGCCTATGCCTGCATCCACAAGGACTTTTATTTCATTGCGGCCGGTGCTGGCGTGTATGTGCTTGACCTGCTGCAAAAGCACTACGAGGATGGGGAGCCGTATTCCAACTACCAGTACGAGTGCTTTTATCTGACCGGAATACCCGCAAGGGTGATCTGGGACGATAACGGCGAACTGTTCTTTGGTACGGCGGACGGCAAAGTATGCAAATTCAATACCGATGAGACCGCTCCCAACTCCTACAACGACACGATGGACGGGGAGACATACACACCAGTAGGGTGCCAGTGGGAAACCCCAGATATCGATGGCAAGACCTTTTACTCCAGCAAGCACTTCCGTTACCTTGCGTGCAGGCTGTCTGCGTTCGTTCGGACGAGCGTAAACGCCTCTGCGATGTGCAGTGGCAAATGGATCTCCATTCTGACCGATGCGAGAACTGCCCGCTTCTTCTCATGGGAGGATATAGACTGGTCGAAGTGGACATGGAGTACCGATGCAACTCCGAAGGTATTGGGCAGGAAGCTGGATATGCGCAACCTTGATAAAGTGCGGTTCCGCTTCTCCAACGGCAATGCGGAGCCTTTCGGCATCGAGAACATCGCAGTAGAGTACCGAGAAACGAGAAAGTACAGGGGGTAAGCTATGTTTGAAAAAATCAAAGCATCCGACGGCAATCCCTATACCCCGGATGCAGTATTTACCGATAGTGACGGCAACAGGGTTGGGGTAATTGGGCAGGACACCACCCCGAACCTTTCCGTCAATGAAATGCAATTCTCCGTAGAGGCTGTGGTGCGTGAGGTCGTCATTCCTGCGTATAACAGCCTTGTTGATGCCCTGAACGCACTGGCGGCTGCCAGCAATATGGGCGCAGCAGATATTAAAGGTAATGCCAGTACCGTACAGGCGGAGCTGGCCAAGCGCATCATCACCGGCAATGTGAAATACATCCGGTTGAACAGCGACAAGGTGCTGGAAACCAGCAATGACGGCGAGACATGGGAAGCCACCGGGTCTTCCGGCCACATCATCATAGCGCCGGATGGCACAGTAGCGCCGCAGCGCAGCCGCCTGAAATTCGCCAATGGCACAGTAACAGATGATGGTACCGAAACCATTGTTACCGGCCTGAAAGGCGATACCGGCCCGCAGGGCGAGAAAGGCGACACAGGCGAGCAGGGGCCGAAGGGTGACCAAGGCCTGACAGGCCCCGTTATTGTTCCCTATGTAGATGCCAGCGGCGTTATGTCCTTCACCATTCAGGATACCGCCATTGCCCCGCAGGCCGTCAGTGTGAGAGGCCCGCAGGGGCCGCAGGGCGTACAGGGCGAGCAGGGCGCACAGGGTACGAGAGGCCCGCAAGGCTTACAGGGCGTACAGGGCATCCAGGGCCCCAAGGGCGAAACAGGCGAACAGGGCCCTGCCGGTGCTACCGGAGCCACAGGCGCAACCGGCCCCAAAGGTGATAAAGGCGATACTGGCCCCAAGGGGGATACCGGTGCAACCGGTGCCCGTGGAGCAACCGGCGCAACCGGCGCACAAGGCCCGGCTGGTCCCGCAGGCCCCAAGGGTGAACAGGGCGACACCGGCGCTACAGGCGCTCCCGGCGGCAGAGGCCCGGAAGGCCCGCAAGGCCCAATCGGCCCACAAGGCCCCGTAGGCCCCGCAGGTAAAGACGGAACCAGCCTGTATATCGAGGACAGCTATCCTACACTGGCAGCGCTGAAAAACGCGATCCCAGCCGGTAACGATAAGATGTACTATGTGCAGGAAGATGGCGAGTGCTACATTTATAGCGAGACGGCCAATGACTGGGTAAGTGTAGGTGCTTTGCAAGGCCCCATCGGCCCGCAAGGACCGCAGGGTGTCCAAGGCCCACAGGGCGAAGTAGGCCCCACAGGCGCTACTGGCGCAACAGGCGCAACAGGCCCAAAGGGCGCACCTGGCGAAAAGGGCGCAGACGGCGCAGCTGCTACCATCACGGTCGGTACAGTTACTTCCGGCGCTGCTGCTTCCGTTACCAACAGCGGCACTACCTCCGCTGCGGTTTTCGATTTTGTACTCCCCAAAGGTGACAAAGGCGAAAAGGGCGATACCGGCGCAACAGGCCCACAGGGTGAGACTGGCGCTACTGGCCCGGCTGGTGCTACCGGCGCAACAGGCCCCCAAGGTGAGCAGGGTATTCAGGGCATTCAAGGCCCCGTTGGCCCGCAGGGCGAACAAGGCCCCGCAGGCGTAGCCGGTGCCGATGGTAAATCCGCCTATCAGACCGCCGTAGAGGGCGGCTATTCCGGTACGGAAACGGCGTTCAATGCGGCGCTGGCGGATGTGCCCGGCCATATTGCAAGCAAGGCCAACCCCCACGAAGTAACCAAAACGCAAGTGGGCCTTAGCAATGTGGACAATGTGAAGCAGGCCCCCTATACCCATGTTTCCGATAAGGCTAACCCACATGGCGTAACCAAAGCCCAGGTCGGACTTGGAAATGTAGATAACACCAGCGATGCCAATAAGCCGGTGTCTACCGCACAGCAGACGGCAATCAATGCCTGCAAGGTAAAGAAGAATACCCTCTCCCTCCCCACGGCATCCTGGACAGGCAGCGGCCCCTATACCCAAACAGTCACCATAACCGGCATCACCGTCAACAGCAAAGTAGACATCCAAATGGACGCAACAGCCCTCGGTGTACTCATCGACAGCGGCACCAGCGCTATCTGGATTGAAAACAACAATGGCACCCTTACCGCAAAAGCGCTTGGAGAGAAGCCCAATGCTAATCTTTCGGTTCAGGTGACCATCACGGAGGTATCTGCATGAGCGTAATTTACGGGAACCCAATCATTGCAGGTGGTGGTGGCCTTGAACTCGTGGCAAATGTCGTTGACGGGGCAACCGTTACCGCTACCCTTGGCAGTAAGACTGTGACAGGCGTTTCTGTTGGTGGTCAGGCTCGGCTTAAAATCCCGCAGGAGGGCAAGTGGACTGTTTCTGCAACAAACGGGACGATGGTATCTGCCCCGCAGGAAGTCAGTGTTCCTGCCACAGTTGACCTCGCATTACCTTCACATGTGCTGAACGATACAAGCTGGGCAATAATTAAGCAGATGTCTGACGCTGGCGAGGGTGCAAACTTCTGGGCTGTCGGCGACTGTAAGGAAGTGACCATGAACGGCAAGGTTTCCGATGGTCTTACTCTTACGAATTACACCACTTGGGTATTTATCATAGGGTTTAATCACAACGCAGAGCGAGAGGGCAACGGTATAGCTTTTCAAGGCTTTAAGACAGCCCAAACCAACGGCAAAGATGTGTGCCTTATAGACAGATTCTTCAACAGTTCTGTCCCATCAGGTAGCATAGCTTTAAGGATGAACGATTCCCGAACCACTGTTGGTGGATGGAAGTCCTGTAAAATGAGGACGATAGTAATGCCGCTTATCGAAGCCGCACTGCCAAGTGACCTGCAATCTGTACTAAAATCCACTACGATATACACAGATAATACAGGAAACGGGGCCGCCGGTGTCACTCCAACATCGACCGATGACAAAATATACATTCCGACACATTATGAAGTATTTGGCACTGTATCGTCAAATACCACAAATAAGGAAAGTGCTTATTGTAAACAATACGATTATTATGCTGCTGGTAACGATAAGCGCAAATATCGCAGTGATTTACTTGCGAATGCAACATGGTGGCTTCTACGCTCTCCCAACATTCCAAATGGAGAGATGTTTAGAGCGGTTGATTACGCTGGCAATCCTGACGGATATTATGCGAATTCAAGTGGAGGTGTGGCTCCATGCTTCAAGGTGTAAACCATGGACTACATTTGTTTTAATCGTTTTAAGCAAAACGCCTTGTGCGGCAAAGTAAATATTCCGTATGGCACAAAACTTTATGAAATCAACAATATAATCAGCTATTGCGGAAATCCCATCTGCTATATCAAAAGCCAAAACGCCTATGACTATTTCGCAAGAAATGATGATGGCAAAGGCTTGGAGCGCGGGAAACTGACAGCAGAAATAATCAAGCTGCTGAATAACCGCAAAGACGGGAAGTACCAAGACCGATGGGATAGAATTTGGGATGATTTATCCTTGCTGAAATACAAACGCCCCGAACACGATGACTATTGGTTATGGAACTTCGATTTTTTCAATGCTTCAATTGAGGAGCTGAATAGAATAAAAACCATGATACTGGGGGTGTGACAATGTATAAAATCAAGGCAGAAGGTAAGGAATACTATTCCGACACTTTGGTGTATGTGAAAAAGGCTCCAAATGGGTTCTATGTTCCTTGTTTGCCAGAGGAAGCCGAATATATTGTCGGAAAGGTGCCTGAAGATACCATCTTTGAAAACGCCGAAATAGAAAATTTTGATGGCGGCTCTATGGCATCAGATATGCAGGAAGCCTTAAATATTATGGGGGTGACTTAATGGGCTATTACACTGAAAAAGCCAAAGAAGTAAAAGCAAAGCAGGATGCAGAGCTGGAACAGCTGAAAGCAGCTCTTCAAACCCTTGGCGTAGAAACCGAAGAAAAGGAGGAAACAGCCAATGCGGAATGACATCTTAGAGCAGGCGCAGGAAATCCGGACGAGCATTGACAGCGTGACCGGCACCATGGCGGACGCTGATGCAGCAAAGAACCCCATGCTGTTCCTGCCATGGGAAACTGATACCAAGTATGCGGTGGGTGACCGCAGACGACATGGTGGCAAGGTGTACAAGTGCTTGCAGGCCCACACATCGCAGGCAGACTGGACACCGCCTGTTGTCCCGGCCCTGTGGGTAGTCGTCAATGTCAGTTCTCCCGGAACGATTGATGACCCAATCCCGGCATCGAAGGGAATGGAATACGAGTACGGCAAGTACTACCTTGACCCGGAGGACAAGAAAACCTACCTCTGCAAGCGTCTGAACGAAACAGGAACCATCGTGCTGTATTACCTGCCGCATGAGCTTATAGGGCAGTATTTTGAGGAGGTAACCTAATGGATATTTTCCTCCCCAAAGATGTGCATGAAGAATTCGCCAGGCGCATGGAGGATGAAAACCGGCGGCAGAACCACCGGATTGACAACCTAGAAAACAGCGTGAAAGCCTTTGGCGAGATCGCCAACAGTGTAAACCGCTTGGCCACCAACATGGAGACCATGACAACCGAATTGAGCAGACAGGGCGAACGCCTTGAGACGCTGGAAAGAAAGCCGGGGGACAACTGGAACGCTGTCCTCCGGTCTATTTTAACCGGTATCGGCGCAGCTATTGCTGTTGCCGTTGTCGCTGTAATCGCCAATAACCTCGTAAAGTAAAGGAGAATGGAAATGAACGAATTTGTAACTTGGACTTCCCTTGGCACTTATGCTGGCGCTGTAATGATGGTCACAATCATTACCCAGTTCCTCAAGCAGACCCCTCTCAAGAACATCAACACCCAGCTGCTTGCTTACATCATCTCTGTGGCCATCCTCATCGGAGCCGAAGCCTTTAACGGCTCTGCTCTGACGGTACAGGGCGTGGTGCTGTGCCTGCTGAACGCTGTTATTGTCGCTTTGGCTGCTAATGGTACATATGACGCAGCCACCACCGGCATGGTCAAACACACTGATGCGGCTATTTTGGATGCCGAAGGAAAGGGGGAAGCCTAATGGCTTTCCTCTCTCCCGACAATGTACGCTATGATAACGGCGTAAAAATCTGTGAAAAGCTTATTCCTGATAGCGCCGTATGGAACCGAGACTATACCGAGGCCGGTTATACATACCGAAAAGGTACGCAGTACAAGGCAAACCGGGCGTTATCCGCCATTAACGGTGTGACTATTCACAATACTGGCCGGATTAAAGTCCCCAGCGGTACCACAATGGCGGAGCAGTACACCCGCGCGACCTACCCGAACTGCAATATGGGGTCTGTCCGTGTCCACTACTATGTGGACGAGAACGAAGCATGGCAGAACCTTGACGAGGGCGAGGTCGGCTGGCACGCTGCTGATGGAAACTACGGCCCCGGCAACAGCACTACCATCGCCATCGAGATCATCATGGACGGCACTGGTGCCGAGTATAACCGGATTGCCGAAGATAACGGCGCAAGACTTTGCGCTGCTATTCTTAAACGGCATGGTTTGAACGAGAACGCCGTCTACCAGCACCATGACTGGTACGCAAGGAAAGATTGCCCTGCCTATATCAGACCGCACTGGAGTGCGTTTTTGGCGTTGGTGCGGCAGTATCTCAATGACGATGCGCAGGTGCCGAGCGATTATGATAAACTGGTCGCCGAGCTGGAAGAAATCAAAGAAAAATACAGAACCGAACACGCCAGCGCACAGGCGCTGCGTGGGAGAATTTTAGCCGCTGTGGAGCAGTATGACACAGCGGCATATGACAAGGAGGGGTAATTTTGGCACTGAGAAATAACACAACCCTTGTAAACGATGGCGGAAGCAACCGCACAATAAAACCGATTGGGT